AAGTGTCCACATCTTCTTTAGGATATGATCTTGATACTACCTCTTTTGCAACTTCAAAGGTACTCTCATACATATCATGCACACTAGCTTTTACGTCAAGATATGCTTGTCGTTCTTGAGTGTCCTCTTGTTCTGCGTGTTCGATATATCGGTTTAATATCTTCTTCCGATATTCGTCATTCATTCTTAATTTAGCCATAATTATTCCTTTCTTCTATGGTTTCGTTAATCGAGTTATCTCGATTAGTTGGTCTAACATTATTATCATTATTTCCCATGCCTTGCAACCATAAAATGTATTGGTCTATATTTTGTGCAGTCCAATACTCCCAACAGTTGCGGCTATGAAAGACGCGCTGGTGTGGTGGGACCGTAGCTCTTACAAACCCGTTGATATCATCGGACCAATAACCTGAGCCATAAGGATAGCCATTATAACTATTCTCAGACACATAATATTTCTTGCCACATGCTTTACAATGCATTTTCATTAGTGAACCGCCTTTCTTTTTCCGTGTATGTGTTCAATCTGAGTTGCAGTTCTAAAGCCCTCAGAATTTCCGTAATCATCAACTTGCTCATAGCATACTGCAAGTTCACCTTTTTTAGTTTCCCACACTCTACATTGATTATTAAATCTACCATAGCGAGTAACTTCCTCACCTAGTCCTTTATGAAAGTATGTGATTTTAAACCAACGACTATTTAAAAGAGCATCATTCATTGTAGATATCACATCTTCTAAATTTTCGTCTTGTCCTATATTTATAAAATTAACCATATCTTATCCTTTCTATTAATTATCATTCTTTTATCATTTCCCCTTGTAATTGTCAACACATTATCCCATATATATATTATGGAGGAAATATGGAAGAGATAGTAATTGTAGTAATGGGACTGAGCACAATAGCAGCTGTCCTATACAGTGCCGCGTTCATCACCGGCATGATATGAAGCCTAAACAGACAGGGTCCGGCGGCTGGATCTTCCCGGACGGCATCAGCCTGCCACCTGTAAAATTTGCAAAGCTTATGCGCGCGCCGCGAAGCGCGGGCAAGGGCTCAAGGGCGCAAGGCCGCAAGCCGCAAAAAAAGATTTGACATCGATACGTGAATATGGGATAACATGATAACAACAATGAAAGGAAATAATATGGCTATACAAGGACAAAGAATATACGGCGGAGACATCCAGGAAATTAAGAAGGGCGACAAACTGCTCGTGGATAACGGACTGGGCACCTGCAGCGCCACAGCTGTGGAGAGCGGACGCCAGGGCCGCGGTTCTAAGCAGACCCTGCTGGTGGACCTGAAGGCGTCGGAGGTTGGCATGTTCGACGAGATCGGATCGGTCTATGCCACTGACATTCTCTGGAAGCTGGACTCTTGAAGCTCCGGATAGATAGTAACTGGCTGCTGGACCTGCTCGCGCAGGTCCGCGCCGTTGAAGAGGAAAATATAATTCTAAGGTCACAAGCTCAGGACCGCGAAGCGCGGGCCGCAAGCGAGGACTTTGAAATAAATCTTGACAAGCTAGAAGAGTAAATTATTATCCCATATATGAATATACAAGAAAGAAAGAAGGTCACAGGCGGGCTTAGCTCGCCCTCCAAGATGCCAGGATACTCTTACAACCTGCCAGCCACCGAGTGCAACGTGGGCTCGAAGCTCGCGAAGGTGCCGGGCAGCGTGTGTCATGGCTGTTATGCTCTCAAAGGCCGTTACAGGTTTCCAAATGTTAAAGCAGCGATGCACCGTCGACTGGCTTCAATCAACAAGCCACGTTGGCAGCTCGTAATGGCTGAAGACGTCGAGGCCCGCGAGCCGCGCTGGTTTCGTTGGCATGACTCCGGAGACCTAAAGTCTATTAAACACATATTGAAAATATTCCGCGTCTGCAGGCTAACGCCGGGCGTGGCGCACTGGCTGCCCACAAGGGAAGCCGGGCTCCTTTCTAAGATACCAGCGGACCGCGTACCGCGCAACCTGACTATACGTCTAAGCGCAACGAAGGTTGACGGCCCGGCCCCTGGTAGCTGGCCCCTGACATCAACAGTAGTTACAGCTGGCAGCACATGCCCGGCCCCCGATCAGGGCAACGAGTGCAAGAAATGCCGGAACTGTTGGGACAAATCAATTAAAAATATAGCTTATGGAAAGCATTAACGGGGACGCTGACGGACGCATGAAGAAGCAGTGTTCCCCGACCCAAGAGCAAGGGCTCAGGCGCAAGCGCGCAGGCGCTCAAGCTAGCAAGCGTTCAAGCCTCTTTAAATCATCAAGCTCACAAGCACCGGGGGCCTCAAGCCCGAGGTCCACAAGCCCGCGGATCGCGGACCCCGGATAAAGTTTCGCGGACCTCTGATCGTGGGCCCCGATAAGGATGTAAGTATTCGTGGGGTGGGTCAAATGAAAGGCTATTTGGTGTGGTGAGAAGGTTACCTTTTTACTTTTTGTTACTTTCAGCTCAACTGTAAAGAATCCCCTCTTTTCAGTGTATCCAACTAGATCAGGAAAGCCAAAAGATGCCCAAGATTCAACGCGTGTCCACGTAATATTAGGCGTATTTTTCTTAACTTTTTGCCAGAGTTTTGATTCTTCTTTCACAGTAAAAGTAATATTAATAAAATGATAATTGCAACGTCTATTTTCCAGATTGGTGGGTTAAAATTCCACCTCATTATTCAACAAGAATCATCAATCTGTACTTCTCATAAGCCGGACCAACGAGCTTGTTTTCTATAAGTTTTATCTCTTTAATATTGAATTCTTTTTGTAATGGGTTTCTACCTTCAGGTAAAATCATTTGAACGCGAGCATCACCGCCCTCTTCAGATTCACAAAATCTCTCTAAAACTGTAATTAATTTTTTGGTATTATACCAATGTGTACTGATCATTTAAATGGTGGCCCTCCATACCAAGCTACTACAGAATATCTAATACCTTTAGTTACAGGCTTAACCCTATGATATAAAGAAGAAGGGAAAAGTATTATACTCCCTTTCTCAGGTTTAATAGTTTTTATTACTGGCTTACCTTGATCTAAATGCATAGTCTCAAACTCTCCTCCTTTATAATCATCATTAAGCACAGCTGAAAGACTAATCTTTCTTACAGTTCCTACTAAATTAGGTTGGCGTATGTCTACAAGACTTTGTGGAGTCTCCTCATAAGTAAAATTTCTTCTAGCAAAATGACAGCCTTGCCCGTCGGTGTGCCAACTATAATGTTGTTTATCTGCACCATCATACTTGGTAAACTGTAACATCTCACTATCTACTATGTCATATTGCCAACCTGCTTGATAATTAGCAACTTTAACCCAGTTATCTAAATTCCTCTTCAACTCAAGATCCATAAACCAATGGACAGTAGAGTTTCTAATCCCCGTGTCTTTTGTTGTAAGATATGCTTTGCCTTCCTTATCTACTTCCTGGTGGGAGGCCTCGTCGGTCTTATCTTTTAAACCTTGTATAATTGCATCACACCCTTCATCAACTAAACCGTGTTTAACTATGTAAACAGGGGCCTGTGTCTCCTGATCTTTAAACTGATACATTATCTATTCCTTCCTTGACCTCTATATTTTTTATAACTTCTTCTTTTTTGTTTGTTCATTGAACTCATTTTTGGGTTCCTACCAATACTAGTCCCATGCATAACAGCCTCATGAAAATCTGACTTCCATTTTCTAGCCACTAAATAATTCGCCTTGACAGCATTCGTCTATATTCTTTCCACATTTACTACACTGAGCATGACCGTGCACATATACTTTCCAGGTCGTCACAGCGCAATAAGGGCATTTATCAAGTATATCTTCCTTAATCACAGTATCATTTTTGTACTCGTCCATTAGCATTAGACTTAATCTCCTGATACTCTCCTTCAATTAAAACTCGATTGTCTTCATAAATTTTCTTCATCTTAGCCTCTAATTGTTCCACTGACAAATCTTCTAACTTACCAGTTAGAACCATCTTCTGCTCTATATAGAGTCCCGCTGCTTTTCCTCTAGCGACTTCCGCATTTGCAGCTGCTGAGAAAGCTCCTTTTGCCAAAGCTTGCTCGCGTATACGACCGAGTTCTGTGACGTGTTTCTCAAAAGTAACTTCATATTTCTTTTGTATTTCAGTTCGGATTTCTCCGATGTACTTAACGACGAGAGGATATTTGTTGGGGTTTCTGAGTTCTGAAGCCCTAACATGTGCTGAGCCTTCAGCATACCCTGCTTCCAAAGCACATTCAGTAGGTGTCTTACGTCCTTCATTATAAACTAGTAACTCCGAGAACTTCTTCTGTTGTTCTGATAATTGTTTGGGTAATCCCATATAGGTAAGTATAAGTAAATTTACTCTCTTTTACAAGACCAAACTTTTTCTAGTTTTATGCCTCTAAAATACAGGTCGTCTTTGTCAAAAGGTGCTGCCCCAGGATAACCACACATTTGTAAAATATCAGCTGCGCTTTTATCCTTTATATCTTCGTACCACAGACTAACGGCACCTTGATCGATTAATCTTGATTTTTCTTTCTCCCAAATAGGTAACAGCCTAAACATGTGGTCTTTATGATGATTAAATACAACCTCATCAAATTCATATTCTTTATTCTCTAGTTTTCCATGTGGGTTATGGTGCATGAAAGACATAAAAGAGGAATATATCCAAGCATCTTTATCTTTTCTGTCTAACACTATATATTTATCTGCCCCGAGGAGGGGCTGTATTGTAAACAAAAACTGGTATTTAAATAAAAAATTTGCCCCTGATTTTTGTTTTAGCACTTCAGCTCCAACTTTTTCATCAATAATTTCATACTCCATAGAATAGTTAGGTGTTCTACTCATACGAAAATATTTGTCTAGTATATGTAATAGTAAAGTAGAACCACAGCGAGAAGGATTAACAATACAAGTAATCATTTTTGGTACAGTGTATTCCCAACGCATAAAGCGTCCATCTCGGTATTTTTAAATAAGTCTATTGCTTGTTCTATTGTAGAACAGAGGGGTTTGCCTTTAGCATTTAAGGAAGTGTTAAGAATAATAGGTAAACCAGTTTCTAATTCTAAATAAGTTAAAAACCAATACATTGGAGTATCCTCGTCTGGAACTGTCTGGTGTCTACAGGTACCATCAATGTGTGTCACTCCAGGTATGCCAGGATATAAAACTTTAGAATTAAACAACATGTGTCTGCTTTTTGATAAATCAAAAAACTTGGATGCTTTCTCTTCTAATACACTGGCTCCAAAAGGTCTCCACCATTCTCTTTGTTTTATTTTATTAACTTTGTCTTTTGCTTTTTCATTAGCGGGGTTGAACAGTATGCTGCGCCTTCCCAGCGCACGAGGGCCCACCTCTCCATTACCTTGATACCAACCAACAACTTTATTCTTTCCAATTAACTCCGCCACGATTGACAAAGTCCCACCGTCCGGCTCATCATCAGGTGCTTCATCGTCTTGTACCCAATCTGCGTACCGTTCTATATCATGCATATCTAATAAATAGTTTAGTGCACCTATAGAACAACCACCATCATACGCCCAAGGATCTATATGTGGTTTTTTACCAGCGTCTATTAAAGCTCGGTTCCAGACAACGTTTTGTGCTAGGCCACCAGAATAAGTAAACTCCTGCATACCAAGAGCAAATTGTTGTACATAATGTTCTCCAAAGGAATGAACTGTTGTTATTAAATCTTTTGTTATGTCTGGTTTAAGTGTGTTTACTAATGTAGCCATAATCAAACGTGATCTAAACTGTTTTAATTTTGTCCACCCAATTAATTTGTCTTTGTTTGTTTTGCCATATGCCTGCAGACCCATCATCTTGCCAGGCATGTCAATATAACTCACTAATGCTTTCCAGTCTTCGTGAGACATCTTGTCTTTTGATTTAAGAAGATCATTAAACCATCCATTAACATACGTAAAATGTCTAATGTTTTGCTCTCCATCAAATTGTTTTGCTCTGACACAACAGTTTAATAGATGTGCTGGTGATAGTTCATTAATTCTAGTTTGATTTACTAAGCCAAAATAAGGTGCTCCCCCCGCTTCCGCATAACCATCTAAAACTAAATTATTTTCTTTTTTAACACTAGTTGATAATTGATGGGTGTAGTGATGGTCTAAGTAAGACACATTATTTTTATTAAACACAAAATCATCTGTGTCTACCCATGTTGAAATCGCTAATTCAAAATTATCTATGTCCCATTCATCTAAAACAGAATTAGCCCAAACAATATCACCGTGGGCATGTTTAGAATTAAATTGTCTCTCTGCTTTCCTGTATAAGTACTTACCATTTTTATATGCAGCAACTGAGCTGTCATGTACAGTAAGTCCGAAACCTACTAAGTCCATTTAGAAAGTAGTAGACCACATATATAGCATCGTCAATATAAATAAGGCTATATAGATCCTAAACTCAGTTAGTTTCACCGAGAATATCTTCTGTATATATTTTCTTTATTCTTTTTCTTCCCATGTATATTTCTGTGTCAGCTTCAACTAACAAACATTTCATGTATACCCCTTCTTGATCAGGGCCAATATTTTGCATAGCTGTGCGCTTGGTCTTCAAACACTCTGCCATCCCCGAGGTAGGGACGGATTCTATCAAATTTCCGTTTAAAATTAATAATACAGCGAATAATGTTTCAGTTATCATTAGTGTGATACTCCGTTCGATCTAAGTTTATCCAAAAGTTGCTCCACATCAATTAGTCTCTCTTCAATAAAAGAAATGGTCATATCATTTTTAGATACACCACTTTGAACTGCGGGTAGCTCAGTGTTTACAAAGGTACGTAATTCTTCTTGTGTAGTGCTAAGCCATTCCACCAACATGTAGAGCTCATTTATCTGTGGGCTTACCATGGTTCCCTTGGGGACACCAGAAATAAATTCGTTTGCTGCTTTCATGTCCTGTTGCATGAGTTGTTGAGTTGTCTCAATTTTATTTAAGCGCTCAATCACCCCGAAATATGACATAGTTCCTATCCCGACGGCGAATAATATGGCCAAAAGGTTTTTGGCCGGCATGCTGATGTTCGTCGCTTCAGAGAGCTTCATTAGTTTAGTAACGGATTAGCAGCTTCCGCCTTTAATTCGTTTATCTTTGCAGAATTAAAATCAATTGCTGCACCGTTGATTGCAATATCACCTTTAAGTGTTTCAAGTGCTGCTTCTACTGATCTTATTAAGTCCACTAAGTTATTATGGTCAACCGCCTGCATGTCTAGCAGCTCTATAAAATTCTCGTTCTGTATTGAAGTTAGTTCCTGAACATTACTGTTTAGCTTTTCATTTAGTTCTTTTATATCATCAGTAATTCCTGATAGGTCTGTTGTTTCATATGTAACACCTTCAACTGCACTAAGTCTTGTGTTGAATTCTCCCCAGGCATAAAAACCACCACCAATGGCACCAATAACACCAATAAGTGCTGCATAGGTGCTGAGCTTATTAATTAGATCTGGCATCTAATAATCCTTTTAATTTAATATAAGCTGCATCAGTAACTGAGCGAGCTTCGTTAAGTTTAATCTGATACTGAACAACAGGATCAGTACCGGCTAGATTTGCCTGCGTATTATAAATAGTTTTACTATAGCTGTCTAGACTAGCTTGCATCATAAAAAAGGCAGGATCTCCACCAGGTAATTGTCTGGTATCAAATAGAGCTGCGTTCATATTAAAATATGAGGACATATCTGGTTGAGTTGCAATCATTTCACGGGAAATAAGCTCATTAACTACGTCTAAGGTCATACTTACCCGTTGCATTTCATTGCTAATTTTACTTTGTATAACTTTCTCTATAGTAGCGATCTTAATGTCTAGATCTACCTTTGGTTTTTCTTCTACGGTTTGAACGTCTTCAACAACTTCTCCTGGTCCGACATCTCCACTTGAAGATCCTTCTTCAGGTGTGGTCTCGTTAAGTGGTTCTTCCTGTTCGGCAACATCTGTTGTCTCCTCCGGCTCGTCTGCAACAACGCTTTCGCTACTGGGTTGTTCTTCAACCTCATCGGGCTCCTCCATTACTTCTTCAGCCATGGCAACCTCAACTTCAGGCTCTTCCTCCATAGCCTCCTCTTCCACTATATACTCCTCTTTAAATTCTTCAACTAATTCTGGTTTCTCTTCAAAATATTCTTCAAAGTACTCCTCCATAGCCGGCATATCATCAAAGGCTAATGAATTCTCTTCCTCGTAATAGTCTTCGTTAGGTTCATAATCAAATTCTTCCAATTCAATCTCTGTGTCATACTCAACAAGATCAGGTTCGTAGTCATATTCGTATTCATCATAGTAGGTGTCGTCGTAGTACTCAGTTTCAAAAAAAAAGTCATCCGTCAAATAATAGGCTGTCTCTTCTTCGAAGTATTCTTCTTCCTCATAGAAGTAATCATCATTCCAATCATATTCATATTCGATATATTCTGTATTGATATAGGTGTCTTCATAAGAGTAGTCCTCTTCAAAAATCTCTCCTTCAAAAATCTCATCAATAGTCTCTGCAACGTCTGCTATCTCCTCCTGGGCCGGACACGTAGGTGGTGTCTTCTGGTAGCAAAACACAACAGTAGAAACGCTCTGCTCTGTTAGTGCTAAATAATTTATAATAACTTCGGGGCGCACCACATCGACTCCGCTGTGGCCTCCATTCCAGTTTCCAGCTGCTTCTTCTACGTCGAAATCAAATCGCGCTGTTAGTGTGCCGTGAGTATTCTCCTCGTCTGGAGCAATAACAAGAGTGTTTTGATAATTATTAAATTGATAGTTATGATTGGTTGTATCTTCTAGTAATAATATTTGTGTTGTAGATCCGTTTGTATCAGTAGCTGTCTGTGTCATAGTAACGGTAGATTCCCACTGATTCCACCATCTGATGTCTGCTTTAAAAATAGAAGAGAGGCCTTCTTTTAATTCGTTCTCTGTTAATATGCCTTCTGAATTAATTACAGTTTCTGCATACTTTCCGTCTTTGCCAGTGAGATATATAGATTCATTGATATCAGAACTGTCTGGGAACATAGACCCTGTCCAGCTTCCATCAATCCAATCCTGACTAACTAGATTGTCTGTAACTGCTGTACTGCCCGTTGTGTAAGTGGTGTGTGTTGTAGTGTCTCCTGGATTAGGAATATCTTCTTCTATAATTACAGTGTCTGCAAAACTAATTGTTGAGATTAATGACGTTACCACTGCCATCAAAAATAACTTGCGCATTTGGATTCCCCTCTAACTCTTCAATAATTTGGTCATCTACCTGTTGCATATATCTAAGTGCTGCTACATACTCCTCATAGTCTGGTCTTTGTTTGTCATATTTTTCCCATTCTTCTAGGGCGGAATCCCCAATTTTACCCAAAAATGGGCAAGGAGTTCCGGCGTGCATCATGCTTTGGAAAACGCGATGGTCTTGACAAAGTATAGATACAGCGGCTACCTTCATGTTGTAGTCGAAAAGTAGCTTTGAAAGCTTCATTCTTTCACAATTCATATCCCTCTTAGTAATACCAATGCTTGCACCAAGTCCAAACTTCTGTATTCCTCCAGATACTCCAGTAGTGCACAAATCTTGGCTCATCGAAGATATAGCAGGAGCTGAAGCAGATGGTACTACTCTAGAATCTCCAGTATATGCATTATTTGTAGTTTCGTTGTTTGTTGTGGTACTAGAAGTGGACCCATCCTGATATTCTGTAACTGAGCTACTTGAATATCCACCCGTGATGGCAGTATTTGATCCTGATTCATTAGTTTGTGTGTTGTCTGTTGCGCCTGCATCATTGACGTCGTTTGCTGACATAGCAGAGTCCATCAACATACCAAAACCAATTAGCATAGAGATAGTTACTACACATATAATTAAAAGATTTTTCATGCTCCCCCCGGAAAATCTAATTATTTATACACTATCTTTATTTCTATTCATATTGTTTTTTATGAAGTCCAGGAACCATGGGTTGTCTCTAAACATTCCCATTAAATAGTTTGCCATCTGGTTAACTACTATCTCTTCTTTATCATCTTCTTTTAAAGGCGAGTCAGCTTGGTTAAGCCCAGCTGCATAAGTAATGGCGTGTAAAATTTCATGGGTCAACACATTACTGGTTTCTTGACCACATAGGTCGTGCTGTATGAGTATTTTACCCTCGCGCGCACGATACTCACCATAACAATCAGTTAAATTATCAGTTTTGAAATCAGGATTTACATACTCTATCTCAATGTCCCTATACCCAATCTTAACGCTTGTTGGTAGTTCTTTTGATACTCTTTCTACTATTTGTGGGGTGCCCTTTTTGACAGATTTTCTCTTCATTGTTCCCAAAATACCTTTTCTTCTATATATAGGGAATATATTTTTTATCTTTTTTTTAAAAAAGTAGCTTTTATACCTTTCGCGGTGGTCAAGTTGATAACATATATTAGCTGTCCATAGTAAAACATTGAAATAGATTAATAAAATCTAAATTTGACAGTAAATGACATCAGATTGACAGTAAAGAAAATGAAATAAGTATTTGTTTTTATTAATTAAACACTAATAGGACAGTAGGACAGCAGATTACAGGTTTATTTTTTTTTTTTTTTTTCTCAATTATATATGCCCTATATATAGGTTAGAATTATAAATTATACCTCTTTCCAGCTGGGTGGAGGAGTCTCCGAGACACACTGTATAC